TCTATTCCAGGATTAAAAGCACATCCAGGAACACCAGATCCTCCTGATGGACCAACCCCAATAACTCTAGCTAAACCAGGAAAATCTTGAGCTTGATAAACTTTGCCATCGCAACGTAAGTATCCACCAGGGACACGTTCTAATAAGTTTGCATCAGATTGACATTCCTTTGAAAAAGGAACAATCACTCCAGGTGCAACACCTTGAGCTCCTCTAATATTAGCATATACTTTCGCCATTGGTTGTGATGCCCTAAGATATTTAGTAAGCTTTAATCATATAAACTGCTGTTTGATGCGGTTGAGTAAAGTCCAAAACGGCATTACCCATACTATCATAATTATTAACCGACATATTATCAGAATTATAAGTATCAGAGTACGAATTAATTGCCATACTTCCCTTATCAATTACAATCTGCATTGACTCGTGACCGTGAGCTTGGGGTGGTTTAGTCATTCTATTATTTTCAAAATCATTAGGACCACCAATTTTAACACCAGCACCCTGTCTGTTGATAATAGATCTAGCAGTTTGAAATGTAATATCACTACCACTTTCACCAGAAGGGTTTCCAGTATGCTGAGAATTTAACGCTTTAATATTAGGATTATGCCCGTGACCAGGAAGGTTTTCGAGACTCATCATCCTACTTTGATAATGAATTTGTTTTCTAAAAATCGAATTAGAACTTGTCATCTGACCAGTAGCATTTCCAGTTAAGGTCGATGAACTATATTGAATTACTTTATTGGGTCTACCATTAATAGACCAATCTGCATTCAAACTCACATTTCCGCTATTATTATTTGAATCGCCAACGTAAGTAGATCCCTTATGGAAAGGTATCTTACCATTGTTTAAATCAGGGACTTGAAATTGACCTGATGCATCAGAACCACCATAAGTGTATCCAATAACAGCTTTAAGTAAAGGATAATCATCATTGGCGTTGGCACCACCATCACACGCCAACCATCCAGGAGGAAGATCTGAACTACCTCCACCCCACGCCATAATTGTACCGATCGCGGCATTTTTGAAGCCGCGAATTTCTTCTAGATTTTTTGACATTAGAGTTCGATTATACGCCAACCAATAACAGAGTTGATATAAAGCAGACCGAAACCTGCGCCAGGTGTCTGAATAATTAATTCTCCACCAGCATCTCCTTGAATAGGATTGCTGCTGCCAGATCCTGTAGTAATCTTAATTTGCTTATTGTAAGTCAAAGCATCAGTAACATCCAAGAAACGAATCTGATCACCTTTTTGAGGTGATGTAGGAAGTGTAACCACAACTTGCGTTCCAGTAAATGTAGTAACATAGTAATTAACGTTACTGACTACCGTGATGTCCGAATCAATTTCTTCCCACTTACGACCAGCAGTAGGTGTAAAGTAACCAGTAACTTGATTTATGTCAATACTACCATCAGTATTAACTTTAAAGTTATTAGAGCCACCACTATTTACATCTAGTTGTCCGCCCTCAAGTTCAATATTGCCAGTGACAATTTGATTTCCACCGACATTTAAGTCACCGAAGATACCAGCACCACCATCAACAATCAGAGCTCCAGAAGTAGAATTTGATGACGCTGCATTACTATGAACTCTAAGTGTACCAGTATTATCACTGTCGTTACCAACAGCGGTATTACCAGTTGCAGAATCAATATAGAATGTTGTGTCTGTGGAAATATCTGCTTTCTTGACAGTAAAGTCATCTCCCAGAGTTAGGGATCCAGTAGAACCAATTCTAGAATTAGGAACACTAGCAGTACCATCACCAACAAAGTCAACCTGACCAGTAGGTGTTACCTTCAGTCGAAGATCACCGTCATCAAAGATAGTGAAGACTTCAGTAGCACTGATCTCAATTTTAGTAGAACCATTGACCCATAGTTTCTCCGTGGCGCTAGGAGTTGCTTCACCGATAGACACATTGCTATTGGCATCCATCTGGATACCACCGCTAGCATTACCGATACGAGCAGAACCATCTGCCTTAACAACTAGCTTCGCAGTAGAAGCATCGTCAAAATGATCATTGCCCCAAACTGCATCGCCAACAACAATGTTTTGACCAGCATATGTCACATAGTTTAGTGAATCATCTGCTTGTCTCTGATCAATGTCACTCTTAAGAGTAGAACCAGAGTCAATCTGGTACATCTTATTAAGACCGCCTCTTACATAGAGTGCCTTAGTGACTGTCAGATCACCAACCATCTCGTGTTGACCACCACTGAGGGCAGTGAATGTGCCATCGATAGTTAAGCTACCACTAGATTGACCACCACCGACTGCCTCGCTCTCTCCACTGCCTACAGCACCAGCTCGGGCAATGATATCACCACCAACCCAAAGACCGATGGATCCAACAACTTCAGCTGTATCACCCGTGTTGATAGAGACACGACCCACGCCGTTGCCATCATCATCGAAAGCACGGAAGGTGTGGATACCAGTTGGGTTAAGGTTATCGCCACCAGCCCATAGAGAGTTGCGGAAGATACCAGAACCCTCAACGTCCAGAGTCTGCAGAGGAATCACGCTACCGTTGGTAACGCGAGTATTCTTCAGGTTGACCCCCAGACGCATATCGTTGCCTGTAGCAATCGAAGTAGAACCAGTGCCAGTGGTGTACGTGGTTAGTGCGTCCGCACCAATAACACCCCACTCTCTCCATCCATAGGAGGGAGTCTCACCTTGCTGGAATCCATCAGTCTGACACCAGATCCAACCCACCGTGGTGTTATAGTTGACATTAGCAATTCTATGTGCTTCACCAACAGTTTCAGTACCACGCAGTTCAATTGTACCCTCTTGCTTAAAGCTTTCGGATGCAGGAACTGTCTTGTCTTTCGATGTCTTGATCGAATAATTAAGACCAGAGGAAATGTTTCTGGGGTTAAGTTCCCAAACAGCGAACTGAATAGTGTTTGGTTTAAATGGAGGGTTGAAGACCATATCAGTCTCAACCAGTGCAGGGTCAACACCAGCAATACCAGTGTTAGCAACTGACTTAATTGTCAGAGAACCAGGGTCATCGGAGCTGTCAGCAAACTGATCACCAACCTCAATCGTAACAGGGGTAGAGAAGAATGTACCACCAGGTGCAGAGATCTGGAAGTCATTGATCAAGTCAAACTTAACTTTGTTGTTGACAGTTAGAGTGTCAACTGTGACATCGTTAGTGTTGGACTCTTCATCTTGGTTCTCACCAGCGACTCGCAGCACGGAGTCATCAATCTTAGTCTCTTCACCAGAGATAGCGTTGATACGCTGGTTACCCACGAACAGGTCACCGTTAGCGTTCAGACCAGAGTAGAAGACCACACCGCCGTCTTGACGCTTCGCCTGAGAGAACAGGACTTCATCGTCAGAGAGCACATACTCCTGTCTAGAGGGGAATGCAGTGGAGTAGTTACCAGGACCGAAACCAGTGTATTCAAAAGTATGGTTGCCAGAACGTGCCTGTGAAGGACGACGCAGCTCCATATAGATTCGTCTATCAGCAACAGCACTACTAGTACCCTCAACACCGATTAGACGATCTTCGCGAGAAGCAACCGCCTTACCATCCATTGCACTGAGAGTAACAGTCGTATTTCTCTCTACGTTGAGAAGGAGAGATTCAACTGCTTCTTTTGTGACACTGTTCTTGTTATCATCAGCAACCACGAGACCGTGGACATAGTTATCAGCAACAGAATTACTGGCAGGAGCATCTTTAATCTGCGATCCATCACCATCAGGGTCAAACCACAGAGGATCGTCAGCAAATAGCTCAGGATACAGTCTTTCGGTAGGATGTCCGAACTTGAATGTATTAAACTCAGAAACTGAAGGCGAGAAGTCACCACGTAAACAAGTCAGGTAGTAAATACCATCCTGTTGGTTATAGATTCTGCGGCGCAGAGTCTTAACGCGATACACATAGTAAGTGTTTTCAACTTCCTCAACATCAGTAACACTGACAATCTTATAATCTTTCTGGTTACCGTCAGCTTCATCACGAACAAAGTCTCCAGGAGTCAGCGTGTAAGCAGGGGCATTACGGATAACATACTGTTTGCCGAGATCAGATTCGTAATCTTTAAAGTCGTCACGACCACCATTGGGTTTCTCAGCGAGAATACCAGTTGCAGAACCACTAGCAAAAATAGTAGTGGTACTATCATTATACTTCAGAGTAGGCAGTAGAGGGAAATCACTACGAAGGACTAAACGAGTAGTACCACCCTCAATATAAACTTTATGAACGACAGGCAAGTTGCCACTAATCTCACTGCTATCAGAGAAACCAGACCAAGCAACTGCAAGTCCTAGCGTGAAAGTACCTGTAACACTGGAGAGTTTAACCTCAGTTAAAATTGTACCTGATGCTAAAGCTGTACCAGCAGCAATATTAGTATTAATTGTGTGATCGAAGACCGTCAATTCAATGCGATCGGTACCACTAATATTCTTTAGTCTGGCAGATTCGATGGTAAATTTGATACCACAATCAGACACCAAAGACTTGCTGTTGCCAGTCAGATAGGGATCGTAATTATAATCTGCTTCAATTGCGAGGTTGTCTCCACTAGCAGGATCAACAGTCGGAGAATCACCAAAGAAGACGGGAATATCAGTAGTTGCATCAACAGCTTCCAGAACAATCTTCTGAGGTCTTAGTCTTCTATTCTCGTCAGTTCTGACCTTAAGGACATAACCGAGCAAGGGTTCTCTAACGTTGTCAATTTCCTTTGGTACAACGTATCTGAGTCTATAGATACGGTCATCTTCCCTACGGCGATCGTTGACACGCTTGATATAGGTGTTGGAAGTTGTGAT